GAGGGAACCGCGCCAGTTAGCGTGAGGGGAGATGAACCTACTCCCCAAAGCTTGCTTGGCATTCCGATCGACCCAAACGTCCACCATAGGATCTTCAGGATCGAAGGCTTTAAGAGCAGCCTTCTCCTGATATTCCTGAGTTCCAAGGTGAACCGTAGGAGTCTGGCGACTGTGATAGGACAACACAGAAGCCTCGAGCATTGCGCTCGGATCGAAGTCGTAGACTAAACCCTGTCCTCCTAAACTGACAGGGATATTAAGTTTTAGCCTACGAACGATGTCCCAAACCGCGTCCGACTTAGCATTCGGAGCGTCTGCGCCAGTCTGGCGTAGTGAGTGGTACATTCTCCACGAGGAACTTACTGAAGATAGTTCCTTCGCGGTGACTGCTGAGACAAGGCTGGGGCGGATGACGTCCACCCTACCTTCAGTGTCCCAGAGCTCGCTGTTTATCGTAAAGAACTTGTTCGATCCTAACGATTTTCCGCGAGAAGCCACTCCACCAATGGCACCAACGCCGTCCAGCCATAATTGGACGCGCACAGACGACGCAGGGAAGATGATGTCGTCACCGTTCACACCCACTCTGGCATAATCGCGTATCCAAGCCCAGGATTTGCGATCGTCACCGAAAAGACGAGATTCGAGAACTGAATCGTCTATGGTGAACAGAAAAGCCGTGAGTGAGAGAATGCAGAGGAGGGGAAAGGAGATTACGGAGCCCATGAGCTGGCCCCGTGTCTGACGGTACTTTTCCTTCCCGATAGATATGAGAGCCTCGGTTGTGAAGGCTTTCATCCGCGACGCGGAATCTTTCGGGAGATGAAGTCCGTGGAACTCCGACATGTGGCCCACGAAGTCTTCGATCAGAATAGACGTAATACGTCCATCGAAGTTATCCGTGGCACTTTCGAGGTCCCCTGAGACAAAAATCTCACCCTCTGCACAGGCGAGCCCGCCAATCCTGTCCCACCACTTTTGGACATCCCCCCCAAACACCGAGGACTTTAACAACTGGAAACAGTGTCCTAGGTATTTGTTCACCCATGCGTATTCCACGTTCGTAAAGGAATCGACGGTGATTGGGCGGATTTTTCCGCTGGTATAGACAGGGGTCATTTTGACCTTTTTGGGCTTAGCCTTGAACGATGACGGGAACATCATAGCGAACCGCTTCCCCCCCCCAGCTTTCCCCCACTCGACGCAGGAGCCATCAGGAACAGGCTCCGCTTCGCGGAAGGGACGAGGATCGACTTTCTTAACCATAAGTCGTAATATCCGCCGCGCGATTCTCATAGCCTTTCGATTAGGCTCTTGCTTGAGTTTGTTGTTCACAACCCTAGCAAGGAAGGCGTCTTTGGCCTTCGTGAATTTCGAGTGATGGATAGGCACCCAGT